CCAACCCTATGTTTCGTAGTAAATTCAGCGAAACAATATTTAACCAGAAGTATCGCCATGAGGGTGCAGAAACGTACTCTGAGTTATCTAAGACAGTCGTAGAAGATGTTTGCCAAGACTACCTTACGTCTGACGAGAAAGAGACTTTGGTCGAAGCTATCGCAAGTCTCAAGTTCATACCCGGTGGTCGTTATCTGTATTATGCAGGCAGGACTAAGAAGTTCTTCAACAACTGCTACCTCCTTAAATCCTCAGAAGATACCCGCGAAAGCTGGTCGAACCTCGCATGGAAAGCTGCCTCCTGTCTTATGACAGGGGGTGGCATTGGGAATGACTACTCGGTGTACAGACCCTCAGGAACACCGCTGAAGTCTACCGGGGGACAGGCAAGCGGACCTCTAGACGCCATGAAGTTCGTAGATCACATAGGTTCCAGTGTGATGCAGGGGGGAAGCAGACGATCCGCGATCTATGCCAGCCTCAACCACAAGCATGGGGATATCAGGGAGTTCCTTGTAGCTAAGAACTGGTTCGATATGCCAATCGGATCTAGTGGTGTGACGGTAGCGGAAGCTAAGGAGCAAGACTTCAGCTTCAAGGCACCTCTCGACCACACAAATATTAGCGTTAACTACGACACAGAATGGCTACTGAACTACTGGAAAACCGGAGACTTGGGACCAGTGTTTGGGGAGAATGTTAAGCAAGCAATGAGTACAGCGGAACCCGGCTTCAGTTTCAACTTCTTTGATAAGGAGGATGAAACAGCGAGGAACGCTTGTACCGAAGTTTGCAGCGATACAGACTCGGACGTATGCAATCTAGGATCACTAAATCTAGGCAGGATAGAAACACTAAATGAACTACGGGTTATTACTGAGTTGGCTACAAAGTTCCTCTTGTGTGGCACCCTTAGAGCACAACTACCATATCAAAAGGTATATGAAGTACGAGAGAAAAATAGGCGGCTCGGTCTTGGACTTATGGGTATACATGAATGGCTCATTAAGAGAGGCGAGAAATACGAGGTTACGGAAGAACTTCATAAGTGGTTGGGTATATACCAAGGGGTTAGCGATACTGTTAGTGCCAGTTTTGCTGATGATCTTAGTGTTAGTCGTCCTGTTGCCACTCGCGCTATTGCTCCAACAGGAAGCATAGCGATCCTTGCAGGGACTAGCTCTGGCATAGAGCCGCTTTACGCTGTCGCATACAAGCGAAGATATCTTAAAGGAAAGAGGTGGCACTATCAGTATGTCGTCGATAGTACCGCTCTAGAAATGGTGGAACTGTACAATGTTAAGCCTGACTCTATTCAGTCCGCACTCGACCTTGCAGAAGACTATGAGAGGCGGATCAAGTTTCAGTTTGACGTACAAAAGTATGTCGATATGTCGATCTCTTCTACGATTAATCTCCCGAAGTGGGGTAGCAAACTAAATAACCCTGATACTGTAAAACCGTTTGCACAGACTCTTGCCAAATATGCACACGGTTTGCGCGGCTTCACTTGTTATCCTGATGGTGCCAGAGGTGGGCAACCTCTTACAAACTGCAGCTACGAAGAAGCTGTAGATAAGTTGGGTAAGGAGTTTGAGGAGTCTGTAGAAACTCACGACATCTGTGAAATCTCTGGTCATGGTGGGGTATGCAATGCCTAAAACCTCTATAGGGGACCACTTAAAAAGAGATTTGGTTATCCCAAATACAGTGGATGAGCTTATAGACATGCTTGATGAAGTCTATCCTGACAAGAGTCCTAGTGTACATGAGACATTTGAGCAGCTTATTTACAGGGGTGGTCAACGGTCAGTTGTAGACTTTATCAACGAACTTAGAAATAGAGCGGAGAAGTAAATGTGCCTATCTAGACCGGCAGCCGCTGCACCTCCACAGCCTGTAATTCAACCTGAAGAGGATAAACCTGCTCCTATCCTAAAATTACGGAAAGATGATGGGGCAGAAGAGACTGTAGGTGCAGACGACGTCAAGCAAGACACTGGTTCAGCAACCACCTCTGTAGGAACCTCTGGTCCTGCAGATTCTTTGGTAATCCCAAAGACTAAATCTGTGAAGAAGAAAACAGCGGTATCAGTGTAGATGGAGACAGGTTGCGCTGGTCGTTACAATAAACTAGCCACCAAAAGAGACTACTTTTTAGATAGGGCAAGGGAGTGTGCAGAACTAACTCTGCCCTCCCTACTCCCTCCTGAAGGTTTTACTCCTAGTTCAGATTTATACACACCGTATCAGTCTGTAGGGGCTAGAGGCGTCAACAATTTAGCGAGTAAACTACTACTTCTTCTCCTACCTCCTAACGTACCGTTCTTCCGTTTAATGACGGAACAGGAAACTGCCAAAGAACTAGAAGGCAGTCCTGAGGTTAAACAACAAATAGAATTATCACTTTCACAAATCGAACGTAGTGTGATGGATGAGCTAGAAGCTCAGTCCGTCAGAGTCTCAATATTCGAGGCTCTAAAGCACCTCCTGATCACTGGCAATATTCTTGTTCACATGCCTAGGGATGGTGCTCTCAAGGTCTTCCCAATGACTAACTTCGTTGTCCGCAGGGATGCCGAAGGTGAGCCTGTAGAAATCATCGTTAAAGAGATGGTATCTAAGGATGCCCTTCCTGAGGGAGACTATGAAGACATCGATGCTGAACACAGCGTAGGGTCTGAAGATGAGACTGCGTTATATACCAAGATCGTCAGAGATGGCGACAGGTTCATTGTCTATCAAGAAATTGAAAACAGGATACTAGCAGACTCCTATGGAGAGTATCCAAAAGATATCCTTCCTTGGCTTCCTCTACGGATGGTCCGTATTGATGGTGAAGATTACGGCAGGTCATTCGTAGAGGAGGTTCTTGGGGACATACGGTCACTGGAAGCATTAACTCAGGCACTTGTAGAGAGTGCTGCTGCAGCCAGTAAGCTAGTATTCCTAGTACGTCCTAATGCTACCACTCGAAAGTCTGATATTGCAGACGCCAACAATGGTGATGTGGTTACAGGTTCGTCTGAGGATGTAAACGTCCTGCAGACAGAGAAATACAACGACATGCGCGTTGTTTTGGACTCCGTTCAACGCATCGAAGAACGCCTCAAATTTGCTTTCTTACTTAACGAAAGCGTTCAGCGACAGGCAGAACGGGTCACTGCCACGGAAATTAAATATATGGCAGATGAGATGGAAGCTGCACTCTCCGGTGTGTACTCTCTCCTTTCCGTAGAGTTCCAGCTTCCATTAGTCCGCATCCTGATCCAACGGATGCAATCCAAAGGTCAAATCCCCGCACTCCCCAAAGGAACAGTGAAACCTGTAATTGTTACAGGCACTGCAGCACTGGGCAGGGGCAACGATCTTCAGAAACTTAAATCATTCCTCTCTGATCTTATCCAGCTTACCGGTGCATCACCTCAGTCGATCCAAAGGATCAACACTGGTGACCTCATTAGACGATTAGCAACTGGTCATGGCATCGAAGTGCAAGGGCTTGTTCGATCTGAGGAAGAACTAGCTGCACAGATGCAGCAAATGCAACAGCAGCAAATGATGCAACAGGTAATGCAGGAAGGTATCAAAGGTGCAGCCCCTGCAGCCGGTAAACAACTATTGGAGCAAGGGATTTCATAATGGCGGGACGAACAGGTCGCAATAGTAAGAAACCTAAACGGTTATATCCTAAAACAGAAAAAGCTCTTAAGCGTCTAAATAAATCTTTAGATAAGATTGACGCTCGTAGAAAAGCTGGAGCAAAAAACCCTAATACTTCTTCAACGAAGAGCGTGTCTTCCAAGACTTCTAAAACTCAACAACAAGCAAAAAAAATAAGCGCACAAAGAAAAAGTAAAAAACCTTTAAGCAAAGGTATGCAAAAGGTTGCTAAGACGGTTAGTAAACTACCTCCTACAAAACCTAGTAAGGGTACTTACCGGACAGGTAGCCAGACCGTAAAACCTTATGCCGCTGAACAGGCTAAAAAGGCGCGTCGAAAGCCTCCCGCTAAACCTAAGAAAAGTCCTAAACCCAAGACCCCTACCCTAAGAGCTAACGCTGCCCACAGGGTGCCACCGTCAGCGGCAAAAGCAGCTAAGGTTGGTAGCAGACTTTTAGGTAGAGGCCCACTAACTGCTGCTGGATTGGCTCTACTAGGAATTAGTGCCCTTCACGGAGCGGGGGCGAAACTTGGAGGCAAGCCGGACCCTAAGACCAATAAGAGACGCGCATCAGGTAGTGGTGCTGCAAAGCCTCGACAGGGTCTTAGTAGCAGGAAACGTCCCGCTAGTACTACTACTAGGAAACGTCCTGCTAAGAAACGTCCCGCTACCACACCTCCGAATAAACCAAGTAAGAGTCGTAACCCTACGGAATTGAAAAGAAAGAGTTACGAAAAAACTAAGGGTGGTGATTACCCTGTATATAAGAAAAATTCAGCTTCTGCTAAATCGTTCAGGGAAACATTCAGACTTAACAGACAAGCTGGAAAGAAAACATTTAAATGGCGTGGACGTACATACACGACAAAACTAAAGAAGAAAAAGAAATAGGATAATTAATGGTAGAGAGTAAAAAAGAAAACGTGACAACAAAGAAAGAAAAGGAATATCCGGTTTGGCCGGGTCCTAACGATGCCGAAGAAGGCGTTGTGTATCGATCAGCGAAAAGCGGAAACCTAATTCAGTTAGGAGATACGCCTGAGTATGGTTGATAAAGTAGAAGTCCCTGCAGCAGTTACGGGGCCTGATGCCCCTGAGGAACAGGTTGTAGATCAAGCCTCTGAGGAAACCCAAGAGCGACCTGATTGGTTGCCTGAGAAATTCACTTCACCAGAGGAGATGTCTAAAGCATATGGAGAACTTGAAGCTAAACTGTCTCAACCTAATCCTGATCGAACTGAACCTGAACCCATCGACAAACCCGGTGCTACGGGTACTGAACAGGTTGAAGAGGTTCTGGCGGAGCGCGGTCTTAACTTTGAAGAAATGTCTGAGGAGTACCGTCAGGCGAGTAGTCTCAGCGAAGAACGCTATAGTCAACTGGAAGCCGCTGGTATTCCTAGGGACATTGTTGACCAGTTCATTACAGGTCAGCAAGCGGTGGGTAGAGCTATTACGCAAGAAGCTGAGAGCATCGTAGGAGGTTCAGAAGGTTATTCAGACATGATCTCTTGGGCAGCGAATAATCTCCCAGATAACGAGATCGACCATTTCAATAACTCTATTCAGAGCAACAACAGGGTAGACATCATCAACGCTGTCAGGAGTTTGCACAGCCGTTACTCTCAGGAGAACGGTATCTAACCTAACCTGACCAGAGGTTCGTCTACTCCCGATACTGGCAACGTCTACCAAAGTTGGGCGCAAGTCACCCAAGATATGGCGCAGCCAGAATACAAAGCTGACCCTGCTTTCAGGGCAGCGGTTGAGGAGAAGTTATCCCGGTCAGGGGAACTTTCTTCTTAAGCCATCTCTTAAAATAACCTGACCCGATACGTCGGATAATCTTGTCTATTGAAGATGAAGGCACACACCAATGTCTGAGGACCCCTCAGACTTTCCAACAATTAAGAGGTAATGAACTATGGCTAACGCTACAGTATCGCGTATAGGTCAGGTCAACGCTTCCGGTGATGCAGATGCCTTATTCCTCAAGGTGTTTGCTGGCGAGGTACTTCAGAGCTATGAGAAGTACACTGTCACTGCCGACAAGCACATGATCCGGTCTATCGCTAGTGGTAAGTCTGCACAGTTCCCGGTCATGGGCCGTTTATCTGCAGCTTATCATACTCCCGGTGCAGAGATCGTAGGCAGTTCGCTTAATCACAACGAGAAAGTGATTACGATCAACGATCTGCTTATTTCTGACGCATTTCTGAGTAATCTTGACGAGGCTAAGAATCACTATGACGTCCGCAGCGTTTATACCCAAGAAATGGGTCGCGCTCTGGCGTTCCAGATGGACTCTCATATCCTTCAAATGATGATTGCCGCTGCCAAGACTACTACGGCAAACGTCGGTGATACCAGCTATCCTTCGGGAACCATTGTCACCAGTGCTAACTCCGCAACGGTAGCTAACGATCTCATCGCAGCTATCTTCGATGCGGCGGAAGCTCTTGATGACAACTACGTCCCGGCGGAAGACCGGTATTGCTTCCTTAAACCAGATGACTACTACATGCTGGCTAATGCTACCAATGCAATCAACGTGGACTTCAGCGGTCGCGGTTCGATTGCTGATGGTACTGTTGCCAGTGTTGCTGGTATCAACCTGATTAAGACTCCTCACCTTCCGACTACCAACGTCACGTCTGGCGTTGCGGCTGGTACGAGTAACCGTCAGGTTGTTGATGCCCGTAACACCGTAGCTCTTGTGGTGCATCCGTCTTGCGTAGGCACTGTCAAGCTTATGGACCT